TTGCAACTGTTGGTTAGCACGCTCCTGCTCATACTGTTGAATCCGTTGTTCAGTTTCCCAAATTCGTTTCTCCAAAGGATCATCGAACTCTGGAACCTGCGGTTCGTTCTGTGCATCGGCAACCATCTGATTTGCTGTAGCCACACCATAATGGCGTGTCAACAGGTCAATGGTTCCCTGCGGATCTGTTTCTAACGCTTGTTGTAAAGTTTGGGCGTAGCCCAACTGCTCTCTTTGTGTTGCAAGTTCCTGCGTCTTACGTGTATAATCAGCCTGACGCTGATACCCTTGAATGGCTTCGTTAAACGGAACATCAATATCTGTCCCATCTACCTTAACCTTCACATACTTTCCGTCGAAAGCACTAGGGTCTACATATTCGTAAGATGTAGTATCTTCCGCCACTGCTGGTGCTTCGGTGTCCACTGATGGACTTTCCACATCAACATTAATATTTTCTTCAGACACGAATGTCTCCAATCTAGAGTCCAAAAGGTTGCTCTTATATATATGTTTATCCCGTTCTAATTACATTGTTGGCGACGGCGGGATACCCGCCGCTAACATAGCCTGCAACTCAGGAGGGATATCCCCTGCGGGAGCCATCTGAGGTTGAGCCATCATGGGAGCCGCCTGATCCATAGGGATCGGCGGCATCGGAGGTTGCTGGCCTTGTGGTTGCATCTCTGCTTGTGGAGGCTCAGTCATAAACATTTCAGGATTCTTCACATTGAAACCATACTGAAGAACGTATGCACCTAGTTTCTGAACGTCCACAACTCCAGCGGAAACAAACGGTGCCATAGCATCAACCATTTGCAAAGCAGATTGGCGACGGAACGCTTCGTTGGACGGCTGAGTTGATCCAGCCGCCACCTCAAAGTCGAAGTCACCGTTTAGATATTCACGATCAAACGTTACCCACATTGGTTCACCGTCTTTAGCCAGAACACGTGCCACCTGTTCACCGCTCATGTATTGGCGTGCAAGCATAAGAACTCTGCGTCCAACTTCGGCAACAGACTTCTCAATGACAGCAAGTTTGTCTGCTGTACGTGCGTTCTGCGCATCTTGAATAAGTGCGGCTTCTGTTGCGGTGCGGCGAATCTCTGATACGCCGCCACGCATAAACTCTGTGACACCTGACACAAGTTCAATATCTGTACGAATAAGTTCAGATTGATTGTAAAACTCTGGAGGGTTAATCAAAGCAGGGAATGGAGCAACCACATCACCGAGAGGGTTATCGCCCTGCACAGGAACCATCACGTTGTCATCATCAGATTCCAACGCAGACCGACCATTAGAATCAAAGTTAGTTTCACGGTACAGATACTTACGTGCGTACCGTTTACGGTGATTCATCATCTGGGTACGAGTTTCGTTCAACTCTCGCTGTAGCGGCTCGATAGCCTCCAACTCGCCAATAGGATAAAACTGGTCTGGCACATCATAGTTGCGTAGCATCACAAACGGATGACCAAACGAATACGGTTGCTTCTTCGGTTTAATCAGGAAGCCATCACCTGAATCACAGAACACGCTAACCGTGTTGTTCTTCAAATCATAAAACTCGTAAACATCGGCGTAGCCTTCATCCTTGTCATAGATTTTGCGTGACGACGGATCATCAGTATACTTAGCGTAACTAACTGCACCCACGTCCTTGCGTACGCTAGCCGCATAACGCTTGTCTGTTTTAACATCATTCACTGTGCGACGTACACGGTGAGCAATCCACTTAGCGTCGTGCATCGACGTAGCATCTGGATCAATAAACACGTCGAACGGTGAAACACGTTCGACAAACGGCTCGTCCTGCAACACAATTAGAGTTGTGGATGTTACATTATCTTCAACGTTCGGGTCAGAAATATCTTCGTGTTCTCCAACACGTTCTTCTTCAACGTAACGGTAGCCAACCTTCAGCCATCCGTGACCGACAATCAAGAAGTCTTTAACTGCCCGACGGAACTGATCTTTGAAGTCACGGTGCCGCCACCAATAGTTTGTTACTGCTTCAGCAATCACGGCGTTAGCCGCATTCTCAGGATTGACAGCATTAACAGCAATCTTAGGATAGTTCACAGCAATCGAAGGTGCAATAACGTTAATTGTTGAGAACGCAAGGTTCACAAGCACACGATCTTCGTCGGTGAAATATTCGTAGTGTCGTCCACGATACAAGTCAACCAAACGTTTCCAAGTGTCATCGTAATGTTCCTCCCGTCGCCAACGACGGGAGGTTGTCATCTTCTTACGATACTTTGCAAGCAACTCATTATTAGATGGACGAGCCATATCAGGACTTCACCCACACCTGAGCAACACGACCCAGCCAGTTCCACACAGCAACTAAACCAGCAATACCAGCCGCCTTAAAAAACGAGATATCCGTTACAGCCGCAGTAATCGGTGCCGCAGTAGCACCAGCCACAAACGTTGCTACCGCCTTGTCAAACGCTTCACGATAATTCATTTTGTCTCCTTATCTAGATGCCACTCAATGTGATGATCTAGCCTACTGTCAATGCCATCAACCTTGACATCTATCTGTTCCAACAACTCCCTGTTACTGTTGTGGTCACGATTATTTTCTTTCCTAGTTTTTTCTAGCAACGTAACAATAACACCGCTAGGTGCTAGGATCGCTAGGATAACCGCAACAACATTAGACATATCAGATCACTTGTTCCCCACATATTCTATGTCGCGACCCTGAGCAATAGCATCGCCAATGATTTCACGCTCACGTTCCTTGAACGTGGCACCATGAAACGTTTCCTGACCATGAGTGAAACCGAACCTGATGCCTTTAACATGGCAACCAAAACAAATAGCACCCCGACGTGGAACCACATCGAACGTAAAAACCTTGCCGCATTGTTCACATTTGAGACTACCCATACTAAAGTGCGCCCCGTTCTAACCTAAATGATTTGAATTTCTAGTATTGTACGCACCTAGAGGAGTTTTTGCGGGAGATTCCTCCCGTAAAAGAAACTGTTCCCACCAAACCAAACTATTCGTAGGAACAGGAGCACCCGCATCATACTCAGGAAGCCACACAAACTTTAACATCTGATTAGCAATAGCCAACGAAATCACACGGTCATCATGTGGAGAACCCGCCATCTTACCGTTCGACTTGCGAACAAACGTTCGCAACTCACCAATAGTATTAGAACAAAACAAACCAATATTCTCTGTCCTAATGACAGCGGCCAACTCGTCAATCATCAACGGCTTTGTGGACGCTGTGGTTCTCCAACCCAAAATATCTGTCTGCTTGGCGCGCACCTGTGCGAGCCTGCGCTGTTTATAGATATTATGGTAACCAGTACCTTGCAACGCCTTCAGCGTTGTAAGACCATGGTTGTTATTCTCTACACCCACAAGAGCGTTATTGTACCACCAGCCCATATATCCCAATAGTATGCCAAACAAATCTGGAGCAATGTGTCCATGCCAATGAGCAACCACATTCCCAGTTGTAGCATCAATCACATGGGCAGAACTATAGTCACCGTACGATAAACCTTCGGCAACGTCAGCACCAATCACATACACGCCTTCATGTTCTGGTTCAACCCAAACCTTAAAAGAGCCGTCCCGATGCGGTTTCAAATAAGTAGGACTTTCAGTATCAAACACCAGATCCCCAACAGTGGGATCAACAGTAATAAAACTTTCTAGGATGTCTACATCAAATACGGGGTTACCTGATTTGATGAACGCTTCCTCAGGTGACCTAGGGTACTCTTGGTGCAACTGCCACAACGGAGTGTTGCGTGCCTTAACTTCATACCACGCTTCGTCACGATCACCAGCAGACCAAGGGAAGAACAAACCCTTAAACAAGTTGGTTCCCGTCTGGGAACCAACCCACATCTGGTGAAAGAAGTTACCAGAACCATTAGCGGTACTAAGAGTAATGATGCGTCCGCCCACGTCAGCAATAGGTTCAATAGAAGCCCACGCTTCCTCAGAGTTAGGCAAGAACGCCATCTCATCCACCACAACCAGATACACCGACTCACCACGAGCAGGATCATTACTGGAAGGTAGCGACTCTATGGCGGACTCGTTATCAAACACCATCTT